ACAAATAAACTAGGATGTTTCGCTTGAACAACATTAGCTTCTATCTGACCTTTGGCTAGTTCTTGTGCGTGCTTCTGTGCAATCGTAGCTAAGTCATGTGCTAGTTTATTCTTCTGGTCTTTGTCCTCTATAAACTTACCGAGTAAGTTACTTACTGGACCTATTAATGCTGTTAACATTATTTTTCACCTTTCTTTGCCATTTGGTTAAAACCTATAAAACTACCAATAACGCCCATATTTGACAACACCCATATTTCTGCAATGCCTGATAAATGATCTATTCTTTCCATAGGTAATAATGGTGTCATTAATACAACTATAAATATAGTTACAGATAAAGCACTAAACCATACTAAATATCTTTGCTGATCTTCTTTTTTGTCTCTGTTTTCTAAAAGAATAAGTTTTTCTCTCATTTCAAATTCAGAATCACTTATTACGTTGTCACCATTAGTGTCGAGTTTTTCGTATTTAGACCCTTTTTGTAATGTTTTTGTCATTGTAACATCTCATTTAAACCAAAAACTTCTAATAGCATAAAAGTAAAAAATAACATTAATATTCCACCAGCTATTAGCTTACCACTAAAATTAGTAGATCCTATTTTTATTGCAACAAATTCATTACCAAGTATTCTAAGAGAAAGTTCAAAAGAATTATTGCTCATATCTAGATTAATTATTTTCTTTTTTTCTTCTGTCATCAATACACCTTTACCTTCTTTGGATCTATATTCGGAATAACTTTACAGATACAATCATAAATTTGTTCTTTGTTATTTTTCATATAAGTCTGATTACTTAATTTTTTTTCAAATCTCAAACAATCGTTCACATTACGAAAATATATTGCGCCTTCATCAACAAAACCGTTTAGAGTACAAAACAGCATAAATGCTGTCATTTTGCTATACCTCTAAGACTCTCCATAACCTTATCAATTGATGGTTCATCACCTGGATTATATTCACAAAAATATGATTTTGGACATCCTACCCTAATATCAGTGTATTCTAATTCATATGTTTTTCTGTTTGTTCCGCTGTTTGCAATGTAAATACAAGCCATTTTATCTTTCAATGTTTTTTGTGTTTTTAATCTGCATAAAACCATTTTAGGTTTTTTTACTAAACCTTGATTTACTTTTTGTTTTTGAGTTAGTGATTTTGGTGTGTATTTATATCCATCAGCATAAGATTTACTAAAAACACTAGCTAACAATAATAAGAAACCTCCTATAACTATAACTAAAAAAAGCCAACCTATACCCTCACCAATTTGTCTTCTTATTTGTTGTTGTTTGTATATTGTTTGCTGTCGTTCTTTTCGTATCTGACCTTCCATCTGTAAAAGTTCTTCATAAGCACCAGGGCCGTGAGTCATATTCAAAAATGTCTTGAGTTCGTACCTTTGTTCCTCAAGTTTCTTCTTGGCTGAATAAGCCTGCAACGCAGTAGCTTCAATACTTCCACCACCAAAGACTTTACCGAACACTCCTGGGTTTTTTGCTTGTTTCTCAGCATTGTCAACATCTGAAGCAGCTCCCATCCAACGGCTTATATCTCCTGACATCTGTTCCAAATCTCTACCGACTGCAAAACCTTTTTTTATTGCATCAAACGCTTTTGAAGCTACGCCTACGGCTACTGATATGGTTACAGGATCTATAATAGTTCTCCATTAAAAAACGCCCTCAAACCTTTGCGGTCTAGCTATCTTTGAGAACTTTGTTATTATTTTTGCTTTGTTTTTTGGCTTTTGTCTTTTTCTTTGGTTTATCTTCTTCTGTACTTTGTTCCGCTTTTGGTTCGACATTTTCTATAACCTCTAATATTTCTAAAGGGTTTTGCTCTATTATTGTTTTTACAACAACTTCTGGTGGAGTTGTTATTCCCTGTTCAGCAAGTCTTGTTTGTCTCTTCTTTTCTTTTTCTTGTGCAATCATTCCTGCACGAACTGAACTAACCATTTTACTTCCTTCCCATAGCATTCATAGCTGCTATATCTCGTTGAGTTTCTATTCTATCTTGAGCAATTTGATCTTGTTGCTGAAGACGTTGAGTATCTATCATTACATCGTTATTTTCTTTTTGCATCTCCATTTCTTGTTTTTGTTGGAATTGCTGTTCTTTCTGTTGTATCTCCTGACCTCTCAAAGCTAATTCTTGTTTTCTTATTGTAACAAGTGGATCTTCTTGTGCTGGTGGAGTTAACGATTGTGCATATTGTTCACTTACTTCAGCAGATATTTCTGCTGCACGAGAAGCAACTTGATCTGCAATTTGTTTTTGCATATTTGGATCTTGTTGCATCATCATTTGTTGTTCTGGTGGTATAGATGCCATAACTTCTTGTTGTGCAGTTATTTCTGACATCATAGCCATATGCTCTGATATATGACCTTGTAATGTCATAAGTATAGCAGCGTTTGCTTGTGCAACGGGTGTTGAAATCATAGCTAAGTGAGCTGTTATGTGAGCTTGATGATTTTGCTCTGGAAATGCTGTTAGCGTTCCACCTCTTAAAGCCTCTTGATTTTCTTTCGCAGGGTTCATGGGCATCGGTTGAGGGGGAGGCTGCAACACTTGGTCTATGTTCGTTACGCCTAATGCTTCATACATCTTACGATAGGCTTGGTACATACCATTCTGCCCATGAATTTCTGGATTACTTTGAGCTAACTGTAATTGAGTTTGAGCTAAAGCAATACGTTGTGACATGGAGAATATGTTTGGATCTGAAACAGGTAATATATCTATTCGATCATCAAAATCAGTTTGTTTTATTTCTGGTGGCGCTCCGGGTACTTGATATGGATACATCGGAACATCCATAGCAAATATACGAGCTAATAATTTAAATTCTATCTTTTGTGAGTAATGAAGACGTTTATGAATAGCAGACATGACTTTCGTGCCACGCTCCATGATAGCCATTGTTGTACCAACAGGAGCGTTGCCTTGCATCTCACCAACTTTCATATCAGCCATAGATGCAAAACGTCTGCCAGAATCAATTAATGTTCCCATAAGAGAATATAATGTCTGTGATGGTTCTTTAAATGGTAATGGCATGATGGCTGATCTTAGATCTCCACCGACCATATCCACATCTCTAAACTCGCCAGGATTAAGAGGTGTTTCATCATCTCTTATTCTAGCTCCTCTAGCTTTAAAACCTGCTGGAAGATTAGACAATGTACCAGCATCTATTAATTGTCTAAGTATTGATGTTGAAGCTCTGGAAAGACCGCCTATAGTGTGTGTGAGACCAAAACCATAAAACCCAAGACCAGGTAAGAACTTATAATGAACAAAATAAGGCACTTTCCTACGGAGTGGATCACTTTCGTTGAAATTCCTCTTGATTGATAAGACATCCCCAGTGTCCTCCATAATTGTGACAATATAGGGCATTTTCAATCCTGTTGGTTCACCGTCAGCTCCAATATCTTCAAAGCCTTCAATATCTAAATCTGTATGAACCTCATAAATCATCATCTCTTCATTTTGTGAAGAGCTACTCGTAATACCTTCTATGTCATTGATTGTATCCTTCACATCATTCGTGCCATCTGAATCAGCTCCAGAACTAGGAAGGTCTATATCTCTGTAAAATCCTGATAATTGTAATTTTTTAATTTCGTTTTTATCCATACGAATGCAGTGAGTTATTCTTGTCGCAGTCGCTAAATCTGTTGCACTGTAAGGAACGATTAAGTCCTCAGAATGCACAAACTTACTGACGGCTCTTTGCATTGTTGGATCAAAGTAAACTTTTTTAAATGCTGAACCTACGATTGGAAGATAAAATAACATTTGATCTAATTCAGGATCATATTCTTCCATCTCATAAGTTATCTGGTAATTCATGTAGTTTTTAACACGCTCTGCTTGAGCTGTTACTTCTGGAGTTTCTGCTCCAATAATTGAAGTCTTAACTGGTCCTCCAGCGGGTAGCATTTCACGATATGCCTGTGCCTGAAACTGCGTCACAGATTCAGCAAGTAGTGGATGCACTATTCCAGATGCTCCCTCGAAAGGTTCTGATCTGTCTTCGTAACTCATACCAAGAAGTTCTAGTCCGCCTTTATATTGTTCTTCCCAAT